AATTAAATATAATCTCATCTAAACCACCCTCTGTAAACTTGAGTACTCTACCACCTGTGTGCGATGAGAGATACTCAACAAATATATTGTAATTGCCAGCACCCTCAACAGCCTGGTATGCTTTGAATGTGACAGTGGTTGCATCAGATGTTACTTCTGTACTCCATGGGCAAGCACTATGACCAATTACAGTTGTTCCACCTAAAGTTATCGTACCAGGTGTACCACCTGTAATATGACCACCACAACATTCTTGTGTAAAACTACTTACAACCGCAGCACCTTCAACAAGTATCGCCGTTATTTTTGCATGAAACACATGGTTTGAAAAAACAACAGCAAATGTCGCATTTGCAACAGTCGCATTATTTGGTAAAGTCCCTGCGTGTGAGTATGTTTTCTTCGCAGTACCCCCTGTATTTGTGATGAGACCACCTGTAGTGTAAACATTTGAGGCGTGAACATTTGTTTGTGTACTTAGACCACCGGCAATTGTGACTGCACCTGTTTGAGTATCCGTGGATTCGGTTGTATCTGTTACATTAACACTGTCAGCCTCAACATCTTCTAGATTGGCGTGTGTAGCGTGAATGTCTCCCGAAATACCCACACCACCGACAACAACTAAAGCACCATCCGTTTTACCAGTTACAGCTGTACTGTCCCAAATCTTAGTAACACCCCCCACATTTAGTTTTTCTTGAGTACTCACACCACCAGTAACCTTTAGGGCACCAGTGGTTGTACTTGTAGATGTGGTTGCGTCAGTAACTGTCACACTGTCAGCCTCAACATCCTCAAGATTGGCGTGTGTAGCGTGAATGTCTCCCGAAATACCCACACCACCAACAACAACTAGAGCGCCATCCGTTTTACCAGTTACAGCTGTACTGTCCCAAATTTTGGCGACACCACCAACATTTAACTTTTCTTGGGTACTCACACCACCAGTAACCTTTAGGGCACCAGTGGTTGTACTTGTAGATGTGGTTGCGTCAGTAACTGTCACACTATCCGCCTCAACATCCTCAAGATTAGCATGTGTAGCATGAATGTCTCCCGAAATACCCACACCACCTGTTACAACGAGAGCGCCATCTGTTTTACCTGTTACAGCCGTGGAATTAGTAACAGAAGTTACACCACCAAAATAAGCTTCAGCGCCGTAGAGGGCACCTTGCACGCCCACACCACCAGTCACTTGGAGGGCACCAGTTGTCGTTGAAGTGGCAGCGGCATCACCAGTGATGAGCACGTTAGAATCAGTAGATATATTTGAAGTAAAATGGGCATTACCAGTCACATACAATTTTGAGTCTGGAACGTTGTCATCTTCACCGTCTCCAATTCCGATACCGAGACCACCATCAACGATGTAGACATTTCCGTATTCAACTGTCACCGTGTTTTGTGTGATGAGGTGTCCCCAAATATTTGCTGTAATATGATCTGTACCGTTCCATTCCACGTGGTCTTCGGCATATCCGTTAGATGTATATCCTATGCTAAAGTCGTCGTGAGGACTGGTATGGTGACCAATGAATATATTCTTACCAGGATGTTCCATAAGAATACCAACATCAAGTGTAGATGACACATTGTTATTAGCCAGATCAATAATACGATCATTTATAATTAAGTCGTTTGATGTAATTGCAAATGAGTTACCTAATACAGAAATATTACCAGTAATTTCAACATTCGCACTAATTATTAATTTACCAGTTCCATTTTGGGTGATGAGAGAATCAACTAATTTTTTGTTATTATCTGTAATTGGCACTGTACCAGCGGATAGATTTATAGGTGAAACACTATCCAGTGTTGTGTCAGCTGCGTAAAGATCACCTCCTATACCAACACCACCAGTCACTCGGAGGGCGCCTGAAGTTTGATCAGTGGCTACAGTTGCATCGGATATAACGGTAGATGTTGTAACAAGGGCGCCCACGTTGGCTGCACCCCTAACATCTAGGGGCTGTCCAGGTCTCACAGTTCCCACACCAACCCTATTACTCTCTGCATCCACGTGGAGGGTTGTAGAATCAACGGTTACGTTTCCAGTAACGACGAGGTCACCATGGAAACCATCACCGGAGGTCACACTCACACCCCGAAGAGTCACCGCATTTGCTGCGGAATTACTTGAACTGCTCACAGCTGTTGTGAGGGGGATATTCAGGTTTTCAGATGCAATCTTTTTCAAATCATTGTTGATATTGTTGACATATACATAATTCATGTCATTGTAGTCTGTGATTAAGGGTGCATTTGGAATATCGTTGGAACGACCGATACCTGTGACAAACACACCACCATTACTACCATGAACTTTTGTAACAACTCCAACATTCTGAATAAGATCATTGTTATAAGGTTTTACATTTGATAAGCCTCCGGGAACGGTGTTACTGACGTATACCGTTTCACCCGCTATAAATCCAGTCGTGACGACACTAAGGGCCTTACCGTAGGCGATAGCTGTACCTTGTTCACCAACTGCGAGTTGCTGATTGGAGAGACCAATACAAGGCATAGTGGTGGCACTATCGGACTGAGCGAGACCGACATTTAAGATATTTGAATTATGGGTTCCTTTAACATATACGGTATCACCTTGTTCTATCGTTGCTGTGTCTTCATCGTTACGAATTTTGATATAAGTGTGCATGGGATAGTCATTTACCCATTGGGTTCCATCATAAACAATGAGATGATCCTCGAGAGGATTAGACACGGTATTAGCCACATTCTCTAACTGTCCCAAACGAATCTGAACGTTTGACACTTGATCGGTTACGATGGCAGTTGTGGGATCCAAAAAGTCCATTGTGTGGGTGATGAAGACATTGTCACCTTCAAGGTGGGTATTGCCACTCACGATGAGGGCCTCGGTCACTTGAACATTCCCGGTAACGTATGCGTTATCACTGACTGTCAATTGATTTGTGATGTTGACATTTCCAGAGACATAAGCGTTGCCAGTTAGGGTAAAATCCTTATAGGCCACCACATTTCCATCCACGTAGACGTTACCCATAACTTCTAGGTCCTTATCGGCATACACATTGTTGCTAACAGTCAACTCTTCTGTAATAGAGACATTACCACTCACATAGGCGTTACCGGTGAGAGTGAAGTCCTTATAAGCCACAACATTACCATCAATATAGACGTTACCCATAACTTCAAGGTCTTTGTCTGCATATACGTTGTTGCTAACGGTCAGTTCTTCTGTCACGGTGACATTTCCGTCCACATAAGCATTACCACTTAGAGTAAAGTCCTTAGAGGCTACAACATTACCCGTTACATAGGCATTCCCGGTTAGTGTAAAGTCTTTATAGGCTACAACATTTCCATCAACATAGACGTTACCCACAACTTCTAGGTCTTTATCAGCATATACATTATTGCTAACAGTCAATTCTTCAGTAATAGAAACATTACCACTCACATAGGCGTTACCAGTTAGGGTAAAGTCCTTAGAGGCTACAACATTACCCGTTACATAAGCATTACCACTTAGAGTAAAGTCCTTGGAGGCTACAACATTACCAGAGATATAGGTATTACCAGTGACAAGGATATCTTCGTGCGCGTAAATATTAGCATCAACGTGGGTGAGGCCATAGACATGAACGTTAATGTCTTCATCAGTTTTGGGTGTAAATGTGTAATCACTTGGTTTCGCATCTGTATAAGCTAAAGCAAATTCATCGGTGTCCTCTCGGTAACCAATAACAACGTTTGAGAGTGCATCTGGACGGTGCATCAAAATACCTAAATCAAGGGTCGTATCACTCGCTCCGTTATTTGTCCCAAGTTCAATAAGAGGATCCCTAATCGCAATATTTTCTGTATAGATCACAGTGGCACCCCCGTTTACACGAAGATTGCCGTCAACTACGAGATTATCTAAAATGGCTACGTTACCCGAAACGACAAGCACGTTTGAACCCACATCATCAATGTAGAGGTTTGAGCCAACACTCACGGTGTGTTGTGGGAGTAAGTTTGAAATACCGATGTTTGAGTCTGTTACAAATGCTACACCATTATCTAACATACCTCCACCTATGAATTGAGCAGTATTTGATGTGGCATTAGAGCGATTTACTACAGTATCTAGAGTTGAACCGCCGATAAGAGCATTTGCTGACTCACCGGATTCGGTAATTTCTTTTGTGTTCCTATCATACATAAGAAGTACAATCTCCGGAGCTGTATAATTAGTCCTATTTCTGATTGGTGACAAATATACAGCATTACTATATTCTGTTGGAAATGAATCGTTACTCGCATTAAAAATGATTGTATTTTCTGCTTGTTCCGGGCCTTCGGGTACATGCTTACCAAACCTAATCTGAGTAGATCTCTCTACTGTAGGTAAGTTCTTAACCATTTAATATAGAGTGGTAAATTAATTTGCGTAGAGAAGACCCGCCATTCCATTTTGTATACGGAGGATATTGTAATTGACTGCATAAATTGTGTGATTTATGGGTATAGTTTCACTCATGATTTTGGCTGACTCTATTCGGCTGAAGTTGAGTGTACCAGTTGGCTGTAGAGAACTTGTCATGAGACAGAAAGGGTAGAGGAAGAAGTCTGGTGAGGTTACAAAGTTTGTATGATAGTAACTCATAACATCTATGAAGTGGGGTTTACCCCATTTATAATTGGTTAATTCAACTCCATTTATGACCAATTTAATTTTATTTGTTGGTGAAGTAAGGGCGCCATCGGTAGTTGTATCGGATGACGCGATATATTTAACTGGGTGATTGAATATAAGATCCTGTGTGGTCTCTCCACCTGGTATATTTTTTTGTACCTGTGTAATCAGGAGATCGTGGGTTCGGGTAGCTATATTACCCCTCTCTTCGTTGTCTAGATAGTAATAGTTTGCATACATTTCAAAGTTGTAGTCGGATGCGAGTGGTCCCCAATAAATTCTTAGTTCAACGTTGTGATAATTTAGAGCCACAAGGGGTAATGCACATTGTGGTCCTTCACAAAAGAAGAAACGAAGTGGGTAGAAATAAGAACGCGCACTCACACCTGGGTGTGTACCTATCGCAGATCTAGAAACGTTTTGAGCGAATGTATCTATCGCAATGTATTCAGTGAAAATAGAGTCCTGACTGTCAATTACAGAACCACCGATGAGTAATTCAACCTTATCGATGAGAAGATCCCAACGAGAAGTGTCCATAGCTTGATTGGTATCGTCTATGGTGAGGTAAATATAGCCAAGCATATCACCAGATTTATCAATCTGAACACTTGACATCGAGTTATTTTTCACATCTCCGCGTATCGTCTGCTTCTCAACGGATTGTGAAAAATTGGAGTGTCTTTTAAACGTGGAATTAAAAAACGATATCTCCGGGTTGCCCATGATGTACTCATCCTGGGCACCGATTGCTACTAATTGAACAATACCAGAAGACATGTTTATTACTACTTTAAAGGGAGAAAATTACAAGTTTGGTTTTCTACACACAAATCTAAAAATTAAAAAGTTGGCACCATTATCTGTGGAATTTTTGATAGTGGTACCAGTTTGATCTCTAATCGTAACACTGAGACGATCAATTCTTCGGATTGGATTCACATACTGACTAACAATGGGGTAGTTATCCTTAAAGCTGATAAGAGAGTTACCAGCTTCGTGAGTAGTACTATCTGTAACGATACTCGCAAAAGATCCTCTTAACATACTCATGTGAGACTGACCCGTGAGAACGTTAGAGGCACGATCATTAAAGATGGTATCCAATTCTTCAACAGAAACATAGCAGTGTTCTGTGACAACGTTGGAGTGAATATGAGCGGCGAGGAGTCTAGCCTGAACTACATTTTTTAAGGGCTGCTGAAGGTGACAGGTAAAAGTATTAGCACTGTCTTGACCAATGGAATCAACAGTTATGACATGATATTCATAATCAAGATCTGGAATAGTTTGGGGAGAAGTAACCAAAGCCATTTATAATAGCTTAGATTAAAGATCCACCGATTCCATCCTCAATCTCATAACCGGCTTGCTCAGACACAACTTTTTGGGCACCACAGAGGCCACCTGGAGTAAGGCTCTTGGTGTAAGGGCTACCCATGGCATTACCAGGAGCACACTCAACACGGTGATCAAGGTCAAAAAGGGAGTCTTCGTTAACAGTCTTGATGACGATTGGTTTAGGTTGATAGTTACTGGTAGTCTTGAAGATACCAAGTACAAAAATCACGGCAATTAGACTGAAAATAGCTACGAGAGCATTCCGGTTGGCGCGATTGAGGGTATACATTTATAATGTACAGACATATTTTTTTGAAAATGCGTTAAAGGTTAATTAATAGTTTCCATATAGAGAGTAGATGGACGAAGAAATTGTCATTGATCGTGGAAGCACTAATGTTATGAAACTAGATGCCGATGAACAGGCCCTCATGGATGAAATTGAAATTTCTAGTTCTCGTCCTCAGCCTGTGCGTCGCCCTGTAACCAGTAGAGCACCCCCTTCGCATCAGCCCCAGATGCAGCACCAAGAGTCCATGGATGCTTTTGTCAACCCAAACAAACAATCGGCTCCTACTCAGCCACAAGTGGATGAAGAAGTTGACTATGGTGAAGATGAACCAATGTTTTTTGATGATGCCGATGAAGGATCCGGACTTCAGAATGAAGAGGCACCCTCCAAGGGATACAAATCCGTAGATGAAGAGAAGAGTGATCTTCTTAATAAATTGGGTCGTCTTGAGAAAAAGGGATTTAATGTGAACAAGAGACTCAATGCTTATTCTAGCGTTGAGGATCTTCGCACTGAAGTTAAGAGAATTACCTATAGCATTGATGTTGAACAGTCTATTCGGTTTTCTCGTCGTATGCTAGTGGCTTGTGTGACTGGGTTGGAGTTCCTTAACAAACGCTACAATCCATTTGAAATTCAACTTGAGGGTTGGTCTGAGTCTATCATGGAGAATGTTGATGACTATGATGGTGTCTTTGAAGAGCTTTATGTGAAGTACCGATCCAAGGTCAACGTTGCCCCTGAGGTCAAGCTTATCATGATGCTTGGTGGTTCCGCTATGATGTTCCACCTCACAAACTCCATGTTCAAGAGCGCTCTCCCCAATATGAATGATGTTCTCAAGCAGAACCCAGACCTAGTAAAGAATATGATGTCCGCAGTTCAGAACACGAGCCGATCCCCATCGGGTCCAGCTGACACCGCTCCGGTAGGTGGCACCGGACAATATGAGATGCAGGGTCCAGGCTTAGATATATCCAGTCTTATGGGTGGTGTGATGATGCCACCACCTCCACCTATGAACACGACCATGTCTACCAGTAACTCTGTACCACCACCTGAGCAGGATGATGACGATGTTTCCGACATTGTCTCTATTTCAGGAGAATCCACGGGTGGTGAGGTTAAACAGGTTTCGGTAGGTGATTCCAAACCAAAAAGAACCCGCCGAAAGAAGAAGACTGAAATTAATCTCTAACTAAAGTATAAATGATAGGTTACTGTCCCCTGGAGGAACTAGAACCTCCTACACGACGCGAACAGCCCGTCGTCACAAAGAAGGCTGAGGTCAAGTCAGAAATTGGTCTAGAAGAAAGTGAGTGTAATTACGTCGTCATGGCTTTCATTGTCGGCGTTCTATTTTTAGCCGTCTCTGATTCCATCAGGGCATAATTTAAATTGATTCTACCTTCGGGTCTCCCCCGAATGGTAAAATTGATTAGTAGTTAAAAGTTGTAATCTCTGTCTGACCACCAAGACCATTGTCAAGATTGCCAGCAAGTGTAAGACCTCGTGTTATTTTTTCGAGTTTACCTCCACACGCAGTGGTTAATTCTACGAAAATGTCATACGCATAAACTCTATCAATGTCAGTATTGTATGGTGTCAGAGTCACACCTCTCTGGCCATACTCTACAATTGGATCCCAAGGAAAACTATTAGTACCACCAAATAGTGTTAATCCACCTTCTTCTATATCTAAAGATGGTTGGCTTTCGTCTCCATTACCACCCTGTAAATCAAGGATCATTGTATTTATATCTTTCACTGCACCTCCTACCGGATCACCAACTTCTGCAGCATCTGTTCTCCTCAGAATT